CCAGCGCGGCGTGCTGGCGTTCGTCCAATCGGGCCTGTATCTGGGCATTTGGAAAGACACGACCAACCGCGTGTCGATCCGCAACGACCTGTCGGGCGAGCCGTGGGACCTGTATACCTCGGCGATGTTCGGCGCGACCCGCCTCCAGCCGGGCAAGGTGATCCAAATCCTTTGCGCCGACACGACCGGCGGCGATATCACGCCGTAATCCGCGGCCTCAGACACACAGGAGATCATCATGACCGCCAATTTCTATGACAGCGCCGCGATCACCAACCTCGACGCCCAACCCTTGGTCCCGCTGACCGAGGGTGAAGGCGCTCCGGCGCGGCTGAAGCAGATCGACGATTTCATCACCACCGTCGCCGCCGATGGCGTCGGTTCCACCTACCGTCTTGCCCGGTTCCCGGTCGAGGCCAAGGTGAAGACTGTGAAAGCCTATATCGGCGATGTCGACAGCAATGCCTCCGCGACCTGGACCGGCGACTACAACGTGTCGTTCTCGGACAGCACCATCGACGGGACCAACCCGAACCTTCAGGGCCTGATCCCCAAGTCGACCAACAACGGCACCACCACGACCGTCGCGGCCTATTCGAGCCCGAACAACCTGTTCGGCACGCATGCCGCGTCGAACTCGGGTGCGGTCCAGGCGAGTGTCGACATCACCTATGGCGGCGCCTATCTGCCGGCCAACAAGCAGACCCCGCTCTGGTCGTACTTCGGCTTCACCAACAATGCCGGCGTCGCCCAGTCGCCCGGCGGCTTCTTCGACATCCTCATCTATGTGTCGGCAGCGGCTGCCACCGGTCACGCGGGCAACCTCGGCGTCCAGGTTGATTACGTCGCATAAGGCTTCGGCGGCCGGCGCCCTCCCACCGGCCGCCGGGCGTCCCGCCGCGGGTTCTTGGAAGGGTCCGCGGCGGGCGTGCGCCCAGTAGGAGTGACCAATGAGCATCATCGCAATCGCCGTCAATATCGGCACACCCAACTCCGCTGGCCTATTCCCAGTCTCGACCACCAGTGTCGCCAGTGGCATTGGGCAGGCGCAGACTGATCTGTCGACGCTCGCCACAGAGATCGCGTCAGCCGCGACCGCGGCGGCGACCGCAGACACCGATGTGGGTACGGTTGTCACCGATCTGGCGACAGCCGTGTCAGATATGACGACCCTGCTGGCGAATGCTGACGCGGCGATGGGCACGAACCTCGCCAGCACTGCGCTTGCCCAACTCTTTGGCCTCGGCTACTCATCGCACCAGATCACCGGCACTGTTGGTGGCGGTGGCGTTACGATCTCACAGGCGAATGCAAATGCGCTGGTCACGCTGATCAATACCATGCTGACATCGATCCTGACCACGCAGACGGCCCTCACCACCGCCCAGACCGCCAACACTACGGCTAAGACGGCAGCGGATGCGGCCAACACTGCGGTCGCCGCTCTGAGCACCGCGACCGTGGCCGCCGATCTCTCTGCGGCGACAGCCGGCATCTCGGGTGCGAACTTATATATCCAAACGGATAGCACGCAGATTACGAATATTTCCGAACTGAGCAGCGCCTTTGTGTCGGCATTGACGTTCGCACGTGATGACGCTATCCTACCGACTTAAGAAAGGAACGTGCCATGACCAGTTATTATCTCTCCATCAACCGCGGCAAGACCGAAAGTGTCGGTAACGTCACGGCTGGCACGTCCCTGCCTTCGGCGGACTTCATCTTTATCACCGACGCGACGACCCATTCGCCGACGCGCCTCGACCAGATCAAGGCGCTGGAGGCGATCATGCATTATATCAAGTCGGGGGGTAACGTCGCCACCGGTACCGATCTGCCGGCAATCTAGGAGGCCACTATGGCGACCGCCGCAGAAAGCATCCTCCTCACGTCCGCCTCCCCAGGCCCGGCTACGTTCAAAGGTGGTCGGTATCTGGTGGGCTGTATAGGTTCCAACTATGGCACCGTGGCTCTCCAGGGACTGCTCCCGGACGGGTCGACCTATGCCACAGTGCCAGATGTCGGCGGCAATGCTGTCAGCTTCTCGGCCAATGGCTGGAAGACAGTCGATCTGGCGCCGGGCCAGTATAAGCTTTCCATCTCTTCAGCGACCGGGGTCTCGGTACGAGCTTCGTCCCTCCCCGGCTAAAGGGGCCAGATCATGGGACAGACAGCATTCAAGCAGCCGGTCGACATCGCGAACCGTGCGCTCCAGCACTGTGGCGCTGCGCTGATCAGCACCCTTCAGGATGATGACAAGGGCGCTGCCGCGGTCAGCCAATGCTATAGTGGGCTGCGCGACGCTGAGCTTCGCCGAAACACCTGGACCTTTGCGATCAAGCGAGCGGTGCTCTATCCGATCAACACCCCGATCACTGGCCTCACCAATCCGACGACCGACTTCCCCTCCAACGCCAACGCGACCGGCAGTCTGCCGACGATGGAGTTCGTCCCGAATAGCTGGAGCGCGACCGAGGTTTACCAGTTCGGTTCGATCATCGCGCACAATGGCAACATCTGGGTTAGTACCATTCCCGCGAATGTGAACCAGGAGCCCGGCGCGGCCGGCATTACCACCTGGGATACCTACTTCGGCAGCATGAACGTGCAGCCCTACGACAGCACGCGTGCCTACTATGTGGGCGACCTTGTGTATGAGGACAACAGCGCCGGCCAGATCAACGTCTTCGTGAGCCTCCAGAACTCGAATTCCAACGACCCGAGCACGCCGACGCCGTATTCGGCGACGACCACCTACAGCATCGGCGCTGTAGTCCAGGACGCGGCCGGCTACTTCTGGCGTTCACAGGTCAGCCTGAACACCGGCAACCAGCCGGGCGCCTATGGGCTCTGGAGCGCCACGCCAACCTATGTGCTGGGCGCCTACGCCATTGGCAGTGACTATAACCTGTACCAATGCGCGGTCGCGACCAGCCACAATCAGAACCCGGTCAGCAATCCGGCCGACTGGACCAAGATTGGCTCCGCCGGTTCTTGGCCGCAGTGGAACACCAACCTGACTTATGCGACCGGCGCTGTGGTCGTTGGCGTGGATGGTTTCGTTTATCGGGCGCTCCAGGGCTCGACCGGGCAGGACCCGACCAAGCAGCCGCCCTACAATCCACTGACACCGGCTGCCAACTACTGGTACTCTCTGGGCTTCCCGGCGCCATGGATCGCACAGTTCTCGGGCACCACGGCTAACCTGGGATGGCTCCGGCTTGACGCATCGGTCGTGCCTCTGAACATCAACTATCCCATCGGCACCGGGCCAGCCATACAGGAGGAGACGCGTAACGTCTTCCAGCTTCCCAATGGGTTCCTCCGGCAGGCGCCGCAGGACCCGAAGGCGGGCTCATCCAGTTTCCTCGGCGCTCCAAGCGGCCTTCAGTACAATGACTGGGTGTTCGATGGTAACTATATTATCAGCCGGCAGGCTTACCCGATAATTTTGCGCTTCGTCGCCGATGTCACTCAGGTGCCGGAGATGGACCCAATGTTCTGCGAAGGCTTGGCCGCGCGTATCGGAACGCAGATCGTCGAGCCCTTGACCCAGAGCGGATCGAAGCGTAGTCAGATAGAGCAGGAGTATGCCCGGTTCATCGGTGACGCGCGCACTGTGAACGGTATCGAACAAGGCCCAACTGAGGCGCCGGAAGACGACTTCATCACCTGTAGGGTGTGAGTTAGGAGTGGACCATGCCAGATGCCTCATACATCCAGCCGAGTTTCTTAGGCGGCGAATGGTCTCCCTATGCACAAGGCCGGGCCGATGTCTCGAAATATCGGACGGCGATGAATGTCTGCCTTAACACGCTGCCGATTGAGGAAGGCGCCTCGGTGCGCCGGCCCGGCAATCTCTTCGCCAACACGACCTATCAAGGCAAGCCGGGCCGGGTCATATCGTTTACCTTCACCGACACGGCGCCGTTCGCCATAGAGCTTACCGATGGCCGCCTGCGGGTGACGCAGGGCAACGGGCTTGTGCTCGATGGACAGTCGACTGTACAGTCCATCTCGACGGCCAACCCGGCGGTCGTCAGCTTTCTGCCGGCACAGACCGGTTGGGCCACTGGCGATGAAGTTGAGTTCAGTTTTGATCAGAGCAGCAAGGTTGACGCCGCGGCCATTCTGCGCAATCGGCAATTCACTGCCACTGTCGTCGACAGCACTCATGTCAGCCTGTCAGACCCGATCACGGGCGCCTCCATTGACGGCACCCAGGTTGCCTGGAATTCGGCCAATGCGACCGCAACCATTGGTCATATCTACGAGACGAACACCCCCTATACCGGCGGTGCGTGGCAGGATGTCAAGGCCGTTCAGTTCACCTATCCGACCAACTACAGCACCACCTTTCCGGCCGACAGCGTGCCAGCGACCGCGCTCCTGCTGCATCCCAATATCCAGCCGCAGGCACTGACCGGTATCGCCCAGCCGACGTTCAATGCTGCCTTCATTTTCAGGCCGATCAGTTTTATCGACGGGCCGTATCTGGACGAGCCATTCAATACGTTCGTCGTGGTCAACAGCAATGCCAATACGGTCACAGAAGCCGATGGCGTCCATTATGGCGGCAGCGTCACGATTACTGTCGATGCGAACACGTGGTCAGCATCGACAGTCTATGGCGTCGGTGATTACGTGCTCTATAGCGGATCGACCTATGTCAGCTTGATCGACGGGAATATCAACAACAACCCGGCGACTAACATGGTTGCCGCTTGGGGCCTCGACGCCGTAGTGGCATTTACCTCCGCAGATGTTGGCCGCGCGATCCGGTGGCTGGATGAGCCGGCGCCATGGAACAGTTCAGGCACCTACACGGCGGGCCAGATGGTCTCCTACGGCGGGTCGCCCATCGGTATCCAGGGCACCCCGCTGAACTCCGGCGCGGCCTACTACGTCGCCATCAAGGGGTCGACGGGAGCGGAGCCCGACACCAATGTCGCATCATGGCTGCCGGTCACTTACCCGACCGCCTACACCTATACCTGGGGCGTGATCTCGTCGGTCACCAACAGCATCACTGCGGTCGTGACCATCATGGGCAACCCGATCCGGCAGATCAACGAGGCGGCCAACACTTGGGCGCTCGGTGTCTACTCCAACCATGCTGCCACCGCGCCGTTCACAGTCCTGCCTACGTGGCCGGGTTGCGGCTGCTGGCACGAAGGTCGGCTGTGGCTGGCCGGCGCCATCCCGAACCGGGTGGATGCATCCTGCTCGAACCAGCCCTATGTCATGTCTCCGACCGATCCCTCAGGTGCGGTAGGCGATGCCAACGGCATGAGCCTGATTTTCAACAGTACGGACCTGAGCCAGATTTACTGGATGGAGAGCACGCCCCAAGGCATCGTCTGCGGTACTCGCAACGGCGAGTGGCTGATCAGTGCCTCTGATGGCACAGGCAATATCACCCCGTCGACCGCCCAGGCGCACCGCTACACCCGCGTCGGCTCCTACAATCAGGTGCCCGCCCGTACGCCATTGACGCACGTTCTGATCCACCGTGATCAACGTCTGCTGTTCGAGTATTTCCCTGACGTGTTCAGCGGGCGCTTCACGGCGCCGAACCTGAACACTTTCAGCAAACATCTGACGGCTGGGCTGGTGGCCGAGATCACCTATTCGGCTGAGGATGTTCCCACGCTCTGGGCGCGCAATATGGATGGCACGCTTGTCGGCTGGACCTATCGGCGGAAGTCCCTATTCTCGAATGAGGAGCCCGAGTTCGTCGGCGGCCATCGTCATGCGCTCGGCTCAGGTCGGCTGGTGGAGAGCATAACCACCCTGACGACCACCGACGTGAATGCCTCGCCCGATGCTCTGCTCCAGGTGACCAACGACCCGAACACCAGTGTCCGGCATGTGGAAGTCGCCAGCCGGCTCTTGGAGCCCGATGACCCCCTGATCGATGCCAACTTCCTGGACGACAGCGTAGCGCCAACCGGCGCGTTGACAGGCTCTGTCCTGGGCGTCAATGGCATCACCCTCTATGGCCTGTGGCACCTGAACGGGAAGACCTGTACGGCGTTCATTGCTGGCCTGGACTGCGGTGATCATCCGGTGACGAATGGCAGCATGTTTGTGCCCTATCAGTCGGACCCGGGGCAGTTGTTCACTCTCCAGTACCTGGAGAATGGATCATATCTCCCGGGCAATGGTGGCGTGATCAATTACTCCATCCCCTTCGATGTTATCGTGGGTGGCACGAGCCCGGCGCCCGGCAGTCAGGTTTTGGTGGTCAACGAATATCCGTTCTCGCTCAGCAACGTGCAGAATACTGGCGACACCATGGCGTTCAACTGGGCCGCCGGTCAGGCATGGGTGGACGCGGACAGCGGCTTTGCCACCAAGGGCCTGCGGCTCATCAGCACGAGTACGGTGACGGAGATCAGGGATGCAACCTTCGCACAGGTTGGCACGGCCGATGGGCCGGCTGCCGGCCAAGTAGCGAGCGGCTTGGCCGCGGTCACCGTCAACCCCAATGATGGCTACATCTATTACACGGTCGGCAGCAGCCCGACAGTCATCAACCGGATCAATGCGGCGACCCTGGCGCTCCAGAGCACGAGCGTGCCGGACGGCCAGCTTGGCTTCGGCGTTCGGGCTATGGCCGCCACCGGCAGTTCGTCTGGCTCGGGGAACTACCTGATCTTCCTGACGGATGCGAGCGCGCTTGGCAGTAACATCGCTGCGGTCAGCACTGACGTTACTGGGATGCTGAGCATTGGTATTGAGTACACGGGCATG